TTTAGAGAGTCCGGCTAAAAAGTCTTCAGCGTCTAACTCTTTTAAACTAGAGAAAAGGTCTGTAAAGACGTCTATAACATCATAAACGAAGCTATAGGTATTAAGTACGAAGAGATCAAACTGTAATTTAGTCTTGATTACAAAGTCGCCAATGTTATCTGCCACAAAAGAAAAGACTTTGGTCAGCCCTACGATTTTTCTTTTAAGGACATCGGAAAACCCAATCTCCTTGTCAATAGCGGCCAAGGCCCTAGTGAACTCGTCACTCATGACGGTAGTGAGACTTTCTACGGTAGCCTCAATTAGTTCAAATTCCTCTTGGATTTTTCTGACAATTTCTGGGTCGGTAATAGCTTTAAAAACGCCTTGTGCGTCAATGAGCCCTTCTTTTGCTAGGGCCCTGAGCTCACCGAAAGGAACCTTCATGCCATCAGCAATAGCTTCTGCAAGCCGAGGAATCTGCTCTAGGACTGAGTTAAGTTCTTCCCCTCTTAGAGTACCAGAAGCTAGGCCCTGACCAAGCTGAATAATAGCAGCTTCAGCAGAAGAAGCGGTAGCCCCCGAGATAGTGGCTGTTTGTAGGATGGTCTTAGTGGCCTTGATAAGTTCCTCAGAAGTCTTGTTTGAGCCCTTAAGAGAAATACCGAGACGGTTAAAGGTATCCGCTGCCACCCTTACAGGTAGGCGAGTTTGTGCAGCGGTTTCGCGAATACTCTTCATCGTCTTCGTTAGTTCTTGACCTCTCCCAACGACAAGAGCTAGCCGGTTTTCTAGACCAACAATGGAGTCTGACGCGCTACTGAAAGCCTTCACGACGGCACCGCCAGTAAGAGCGGCTGTCAGGCCGATTGCTAGTTTCCTAATAGCGGAGGTAGTATTGTTTATGGTTGTTTCAATTCCCTTGATACTGTTACCAAGAGACTTAATATCTTGTTTAGCCTGACGACTGTCAGAGCGTACTCTAATCTCTACGCCTTGCGCCATAAGTGTCTCCTTAAAAATTTTGCCCCCTAACAGACCGCGAATAAGGCGGAGCCATCAGAGGGCAAGGTATTAGATCGGGGAACCAATCAGTCCAATTGTTGTGAGAACCTGCTCAATAAAGTATTTAGGAGCTTGTTTACTACTCCCTCTATTGAGGTAAGTAATGTGCTCCACAGGGTTCTCGATTACATAGCTTGTTTCGCCACGGAAATCCAATTCAGGGCGGGAAGTCCAGCCAGAACGCGCCTCTCCTGTGTCTACAGGGGTGACTCGACGAAGGGAGGTCGTTGCAAAAGCAACACGAAGACCTACCTCTTCTTCTGCTATCTGTTTTACCTCTTCCTCTATTCCGCGCATAGCTTCTTCGAAGTTTACAACTTCTAGTGATACTTTCATTTTAACCCCTTCGGTGTCCAGCCGGAGTCATCTCCGTTTTTAGCGTTCATCATCATTTCCAGAATCTTGCCTTTAGGCATCGCTCTGTCGCCTTCTAGACGGCTTTCTGAGTACTGCTTAATCTGTTTAAGGGTTTGGAAAGTAGACTCTGCTTTTCCTTTGTAACCAAAAGAACTCATGATCAAGTGGGTGCGATAATCTTCGCGCCACCCAATAGGTTCGTACTTGAAGAACTCAATCCACTTTAAAAACTCATCATAAGGCATTTCTTCTTTGAGTTTATAAACAGGCATCTTCAGAAAGCTTGCCAGAGTAAAAAGGGTTCGTTCTTCTTGTGTTAGTTTCCCGCTTTATCCGCCTCTAGTAGCCCACAAAGCTTTAGAACTTGTTCGGCTAAGAAGTTTAGGTCAACGGGGGAAAAGGTATTAAAGTCTTCATCAGTTAGTTCTTCGCTCCCAACGACGCCAGCCCGTAGAACCTGACGAACTGCATAAAGCTCATCAGCCCCTTTAGGGGGGTTTTTCATGATTTCTTGTAGCTCTAGAACCTGCTCGACGCTGAGTTTCTTAATTTCAACATCGCTTCCCAAAAACTTAATTTTCTTTGTATGTACTTTACCAACTAGATGTTTCATGATTTTTCCTTAGTCTAACTTATCTTGTTCATTGAATAGCGCTGAGTTGTGCTTCTGGAAGTCGTCTAGCATCTTCCGCACGGTATGGAGTGTTGAAAGGGTCTCCATAATTTCCCTACCTGTTGATGAGTCTTGATCAAAGTCTTGGAAGCGCTCAAAAGACTTCCGAATACTAATATCTACACTGCGCCGCATATGACGGAATGTTGTCCTCATAACAAAGGATTTGCTAAAGGGCTTATCCATTGTTTATTCCTTAATACTTTAGAGCGGGGAGACCCCTAAGAGCCTCCCCTAAAAACTATCCAGAACTTAGAAAGTAGCTGGACCGTAGAAGTCTGACTGAGCCGTGATTGTTACAGTAGCTGTAACTGAGTCAGTTAGCTGTGAGTTTACAAGAATTGCTTCGATACGACCAATCCAGTAGAACTCGGTGTTTGCTACGGATAGAGTTGAGTCTGCACCCTCGTCCTGAGTAACAGCAGAAGCTGCCATCATGAAGCGGAAAGCAATTTCTGTACCGATTAGGCTGTGGATGTCAGCCATGTCGGCAGGTACGTAGTTGACGGTAACTTCGATTGAAGGAGCGTCAGCCTGACCCTGAACCTGTGAAGAGGTGGCCTGACCGAAGACAGGAACGTTCACGATGTTTGCAGGAGTACCGATTGCAGGGAATTCGCGGACGGAAGGCATACGAACATGGTTTGCTACGCCTGTTACCTGACCATCAGCGGTGTCAGCGGTGCCGGGAGTTGAGCCAACAAAGAGAGCTGCAAATTCAGCAGCGGTGTCTGTGCCAGCAGGAATCGCCTCCGTAACCATGTCAAGGTATGTATAAATACCTGACTGTAGTGAAGAGATATGAGCCATTATTAGCCTCCATATAAGATGAATGGTATAAAATAGGTTGCGCTATAAAGCGCTGAATTGGCAGAGTCAATGCCCTCTACTGATAAGTAGGAAGCACCCAATCTTGTTCCGTTTGCTAGGTTTTTGTTCTCTAGAACAGTGTCTAACAAGTCTGCTATTTCCATAAGCCTTCCTTGGCCCTCGCCAGAAAGCACGAAAATCTTTACTGCAACTAAGCCTGACAGCTGCTTATCAGAAGCACCAAAGGATACGTTTGAACCAGTACTAGGTAAAATAGAAACTGAAACGCGTTCACCATCAGTTATATCACCTTGGTAGTTGTCAGGGTAAGTGTTGATAGAGTTTACAGTCCAACTAACACCTGCAAAGACGCCTTCGATGTCTTCAAGAACGTTATCAAACATGTTACGTCTCCTTTACAAGAGTTGCTTCAATGTGATAGCCGCTGTCTGTATAGTCGGTTATACGATAAACAACAGAGTTGACAGTGAGAGTATCATAGACACTCATATCAGGCCCTGCTTTAAAGATTGCAGTAGAAGAATAGGGTTGCCCAGAGGATTTCTTAGTATCTGTTATAATGACCTCAACGGTAGCTATAGAGCTAGAAGAGGTCACTCCTCTGGACCCAAAGTCGTAAGCAGTAACTGTTTTACTACTCAGTGTGCCCGTTTTGACAAGATCACTAGCCGCGATAAAGGCTCTGTTAACAGCATCTGTAATCTTAGCCCCTAACGACATTAGCTATACCTCCACCAAGAAGCGCCATAGCTGGTACGACCCTTGACGAGCAAGGGTTTAATGAACCTCATAGCGTTCTGAGTTTTGATTGGTATACGCGCAACGTCGCCGTTGGAGTCAGAAAGACTGATTGAACCAATAGAGATTGACTCAAAGGTTTGAGTGCTGCCTACTTGCAAGTCTTCATTATTAACTAGATGAAGGGCCTGCTCGTAAACAGCAATCTTTACTCTTTCTGGAATCTCCGTTGACCCGATGCTGATTTCTTGTCCGAGTTTGTCGTCGAAGTAAACAGCGTTTTTACGGGGCCAAGCTAGGGCTTGAGAGGAACTAACAGCATAGCCGATCCAAGCTTGCTCATCAATCAGCTGAGTAGCTGTAACAAGGGCTTGCTCCTTAACATCGTCTGAAGCGTCTGTCCAGTTAGCACTATCAATACGAGTCTCAAAGTAGTCATCAGCGTCTGCCAATTCGACATAGCTATTTGTATTAAGAACTAGTGCCATTAGTCCCTCCTAAGATTAGGCGTGGAAGATTGGTAGAATGCCAAGGTTTAGTGAGTCCATCTTACGGGTGTAGGAGGCAGCTGCACCGAGGGTTGCGTTGGTTGCGAAGGCGTTTGTTGCGCCAGCCCAGTCGTAGCCCATTGGGTGCATTGCGTAGCCCCAGCGATACCAAACGTTGGTTGAACCACCACCAGTGTAGGAAGCAGCATTACGGTCTACTTCTACTGGCATTGGAACAGGAGCAGCGGCGGAGCCAATAACACCGGGCTTTAGAACGAAAGAGCACTTAACTGAACGGGCGTTTAGGTCGCCAGCGGTGAAGCCGGAGATCATCTGGTCAGCACGGGTTAGGATTAGACGGAACTTACCACCAAAGATGGTTTGGAACTCTAGGTTGCCGTCCTGAATGCGCTCCTCGTCAACGAGGTTAGCAGCACGCATTTCAGCTAGAACTTCTGGTGAAGTTACGATATACATGAAGTCAGGCTCGTAGTCCTTGAAAGCAGCACCAATAGCCTTGAAGAGACGCTCACCACGGGCAGCACCAATAGCGGAGCTATCGAAGAGTCTACGCTCATCGCCAGCACCTGTAGCGGCGGCACCAAAGAGACCTGCATCGTTAATGTCAACGAAGAAGCCTGTAGCAGCAGCGTCGGTGTCGGTATCGTACTCGGTAACACCACCGTTACCAGCGGTAGCTAGGTCGCCTAGTTCTACTTCGCTTAGAGCAACGCCCTTAATAACGCTTAGTAGAGCATCATGCTCGTCCTGTGCGCGGACTTCGGCGAAGTCACGAGCGATCTTGGCTAGGCCGTCCTGACGTGAGACAACTTCTTGCATGTTAACCTGCTCGGCACCGAAGGTACGAACGGTCTTGACGAAGTTAGCAACGTCGGTTGAGATTGAGGTGTAGGTACCGTCAGTTGCGCTTGAAAGTGAAGCAACGTTAACGGTTGCGCTTAGAGGCTTGTACCAGCGGAACTGACCAACAAAGCTTTCACCTGTCATGTCGATGCGCTGATCAGCAGCAACGATGCCGGTTGAGTTTAGCTTCTTGGCGTTTGTGTAGGCTTCATCGCTGTAAGCTGAGATAGCTAGAGCAATGTTCTGAAAGTCGGTATTTGTAATAGCCATTTTAGATTTCCTTTATTAATAGGAGTTATCAATAGTTAAGAGTCCCTAGCTGTCCTTTTGCGGCCATTGCTAGGATTTCTGAAGTTGTCAACTCACCAATAGACTTGGTAGTAGTTGTATCTGGTGTACCAGCGGCGGTTGCTGTGCCAGCGCCAGAATTAGATTTAACACGAAACAAGAATGAGTTGTCGTCATCCTTTGAATAAGCCAAAACGTAGTCAGCGATAGACTGGCCGGACTTGTGGACCCACTGACCTTGTTCGTCTTGAACTAGGTCGCCTACAATGTCCTGACGTGCCATCGCACGAGAACGATCGTTGCGGAACTCTAGAGCCCCTAAAGCATCATTAAGAACATTATCCCGCTTTAGCTTGATATTTTCTTCTTCCATGACCTTTAGTTTAGCCTCTAGATCAGCAGCTTTCATTTCAGCTAACTCTTGAAGTTTACCCTCCTCACGGAGCCGCTCCATGTCAGCTTCTTTCTTAGCCTGCTCGATTTCAGCCTTTAACTTAAGAGCCTCATCACGCTCCTTAGCCATGCGGTCCATGTTGGACTTCATTTTAGCAAGGCGTTCTTCGACGATTTTCTCAATATCGTCCTCTGGGTTTTGTGTATCAGTAGGTTGTTCAACAGGCTCCTCTGCGGTTTCTGTTGTTTCTTCTACTTCGTTTTCTACTACGTTTTCTTGTTCACTCATTGTTTTTTCTCCTAAGTCACAGACTTAAATTTAATAATGTGAGGTACAACCTCTTGTTAAGTTGGTCTTGGCTATTACAAATAGATCAAGGACCAATTCCATACCAGTCATATCCGTCTGGGATGGGTGCGAGAATATCTTCTCTTGTTAGAGCATTAGGGGGATCGATTAACCCCTTTCTTTTTGCTTCGTCTAAAAGCTCATTGTAGGTCTTTTTAGACATACCCCTTCGGCGCATTTCTTTAAGAGTCCTACGAATAGTGTCTCCCTCTAAAGCATCTGCATAGATGGTTCTGAGGGCGTCTCTTGCACGGCCTGCCACACCTATATTGGTAAAGAAGGCGTCGTGAATAGTTGCTGTGTCAACGTTATTCTTACGACCCCACAAGTGAAATCTCCGAACAATAACTGCGTCGTTACTATGGTTACCATTTACTCCAAGACCAATAGAGGAATCAGCAAAGGCATGATTACCTCTTAAGCGACCGTCGTCAACAGTCCCTTCGTAAATGTTACTAACTTTACGACCCGTCACGGGGTCGGTAAACTCAATACGTTCTTGGCTTTTACCACGATATCGTTGCATCATGATCTTGCCGTCAAACGTTACCCACGGAATATCTACTTCTTGAGTATCCCGTACGTAATCCTTCGCTACCCTCTTCCAGAAAGTAATGAAGTTATCCGTTACTGGTGCTCGTGCAGAAAGGTTCTTAGACATGATTCTAGAAACTTCCTCAAACACCTTTGGCCCAATCAAGCCTTCCCGTGCGTTAAAGAGCTTTTGTACAAACTCTTCAGCGTCAGGGTGGACATCTCTGGCATGAGCCAGCATGTGCCGTCCTAAAGGAGTATTCCCATTTACAGCTTGAATTAGTTCCGCTCTGTACCCTTTTAGCTCGTCTACTGCTGTAGTTAAACCAAGGCGTTCAGAGACCTTTATTCTATTATCAACCAGCCTCAATTGCTCGTTGAGATTATCTTTTGTGATTGCGGTTAGCCCGCGCTTTTCCAGTATACCTGAGAGCTTGTTGGCAACGTTAGCTGCTCTTGTAGCGTCTCCGGCCCCGTAGAAGGTTACCATGTTCTGCGCTTTCGCGGCTTTAGCAAGGTCTTCCCAAGTAAGGTTAGCTTCTCTCAGCGCCTTAATCTTTATAAACTCCGGATCGTTTACGGTGTCCATAGCAACAAGGTCATACAGTCGGTTCTTTTGGGTTGTAGCAACAACGTTAGAAGCCTGAGCGATAGCCCGATCTCCGGTGGACAAGGCGATAATTTGCGCACCACTTGATGAAGCGTCGTTTTCGATCATTAGCCGTGTTTGGTAAGTCCTAAGTTTAGCTAGATCGTTAAAGTTACCGTTCACATGGCGGTGAATACGAGCGTACTCTAGAGAGAGCCTCGCCAGCTTAGCCACCTCAGCACCTTCAAGCCCGCTAATCAGAGGGTGTTCTAGGAACTCTCTAATACGCCTATCCCTCTGTGTGGTGGCTAGGAGCAGCTCCCCTAGCTTCCGTATACCTTCCTCATTGCGAGAGAAGATAGCTCTCCTGCCTGCCTGTGTAAGCGCCTCTGTACCGGGCCCAATTAAGGCACCAGTCTGGATACGTAGCTCATCGAGAGCATCAGTAGACATTCGGTAAGCTTTACCAGAGTTAAGGAAGGGTCTAACTAGCTCACCCCCCGTTGGAGTTAAGTAGCCACGATGATACACCCGCCCCCGAGAGTCAATGAAGACCTCTGTACGGAACGGCTTTCTGCGCTGTTGATGAAACTTAGCCGCAGACATGAGCCCGTAGCCTGCTTCACCACGATTAATGATTTCGTGTCGAAACTCGTTAATAGAGTCATAATACTTAGAGTTACCCCTAGGGTCTCGGAACCTAGCAAGGTCGTCCATGAAGCTTACGAAGGTATCGTCTACTTGGTACTCTACCCCCATAACATGGTTCATCATTTTTGCCATATCACGATCTATCTGATTAACATCGTAATCGCGGAACTTATCAGCAGAAATAATGGGAATACCTGTATCTTTCCCTCTAGCATCAAAGAAAGTTTTATTACCAGCCTTTACATAGAGCCGGTCACGGTTACTAGTAACTCCATAGCGCCTAGCTATAATGGTTCTGGCGTTAGCCTCCTGAAGCTTCAAAAGGTCTTTGTCAATAACCTGAACTTCTCTTGAGATGGTCTCGCCCCAGCCCCCAGAGGCACGTCCGGTATCAACATCCCAGACACCTCGTCGAGTCTTACCCAGAAAGCTTACCCTAATAAGACCTTGGTCCCTTAAGGACTCCAAGACCCGACTACCTTGCTTGTGGTAGTCTTTTAGAGTGTTTTCTAGGAAGGGCATAAGGTCGCCTAAATCCTCATGGAATAGCTTACCTATGTTAATAGCCAGAGAATCATAGTCAGTAGCTCGCCCGGAGGCAATCAGCTCCATAGCCTTGGCTGTAGAGTTTATTACCTTATCGTCGATACCCCTAGCAGAAGGCTTCTGCCTAGCATAGGCCCAGTCGAGGTCTACTAAACGGCGATACTTTTCAGAAAGCTCGCTGATTTTCTTAGTAACCCAAGAATCTGAAGGGGGTTTGTTAAACTTCTTTTGGAAAGCCTTATACTGCTTTCGGAAAGGAACCACCTTGTTAAGAAGATTATCGATTAGCTTGTCTTTATCAGGATACCTCTTAATAACTTGCTGAGTGTACGCACTTATAGGTAGTTTACCTTTACGGTAGACTTTTGCAGCTAGCTTAGTACCTGTAGTACCTCTCCAGCTATCAATAAACCGATAGTCATCAAGTTGTCCCTTAAGCAGGTCGTCTACCTTATAGTAGGTTCCCATAATCTGAACTTCGGGGGACGCCTTGGTGTCAAAACCACCATGAAGCTGAGAACGCTTTCTTGATCGTGTGTCTAGTAGCCTAGAAACGTTTTGAACAGAAAACCTTGTTTCTGCCGAAAACACAGAGGAGAAGTCGTCCCAGCGAAGCTTGTCTCTGTTAGCACGTTGGAAGATAACTCGAAGGGTCTCGATAGCAACAGTTTGCTGGTTTAACGATACCTTGTCATCCAAGGTAGCTACGAAGGACTCGATAAAGTCTTTCTGGTCCTGAGTCAAGTCTTGAGCCCGCCTCATGAAGTCAATACGTTCTTGATAAAGTCCGTGATCAGGACTATATCTCAGAGTGCTCCTTACCTCCCCGGTGAAGGGGTCAGCAATAAAGTTTCGCTCATCAAACTCGTTGGCGCTTCTTCTTCGAGAGGCTTGCTTACCGACAAGAGATGTACCTCTATAGTCAGTAAGAGCAAGTGTACTGTTGAAGTTGTCTGCTTCATTAACGATATAAGCTCTGAGATTGTCAGCATTCTGTTTATTACGAATAAGAGACTGGGGCGTAGCTGCACCAATCTTAATGTTCGTCTCCTTGTTAATTTGACGGGGCCTGTAGATAGTAGTAGCTGCAGCGGCTCGACGCCGTAGGGCGGAGATGCTTAAAGCTTTGCCTGCAGAGTTTGTAAACTGTTCTACCTGTAGCTTTCCTCGTCTGAAAAGATTAGCTTTTTCTTCACCGCCCAGCATTTTGGACTGAACGTCCATAGGCTGCCGTTTAAGCCACTGAGAGAATCCCTCTCTAGCTGCGGGCTTTCCGTTGAGTTTGCTAGAATCCTCTTTGGCTAGGTTTTGCTTCTTAATTCTACTACTGTCGATTTCCTGTATGGACTTAGCATCCTTGACTATAGGGACCATAGTAGACCGGCAATTCCAGTGCAACGGGGGCTGAAAGCGGTTGTCGCCTACCTCGTAAACCTGCCCATTATGGTGTTGGCAGACAGGGGACGTGCGGCTATCTAGGATAGCTGTAAACATATACCCTGCAATGATGTCCTCGTTGTCCTTCATTACCTTTGTTAACGCAGCGGACTGCGTAGAAGTAATAGAGGTCCGAGTCAAAGTCTTCGCCTGATGTTCTGTAATCTTTGTTGTCCGGAGGACGTCATCAATAATTTCTTGTTGGGAAGCTCCCTTCGCTAGTCCTGCCTTGACTTTTGTCTGTATTCTGACAAGCTCACCAGCAGAGATGTTCCTTAAATTTTTAGAGACAGAACGTTCGCCTTTTATAGCGGGACCAGTGATTTCTGTCAGTAGCTCTTTTGAGCGCGGCCTTCGGGTTTTGTAAAACTTGTTTACTTCCCTATGAAGGTTGTCAGTGTGGAAGTCTAACTGTGAAGTAGAGAACTCTCTGATGCTGCTTTGAATATGAGAAGATAGTTCAACATTAAAGCGTCTAACTTCTTTGGCAACGTCTGCCCGAACATCTCCTCGGAGAAGCCCTCTTAAGTTTTTCCTATGACGGGCCAAGATACGTCTATTCTGTACTTGAACCCCTTCTTCATAGAGGCGCACATCGCCCATGTGGTCTATGAGCCTGTCAAAAATCTTTTGGTTTACGTCCATCATCTAGTACTCCAAGAGTAGTTAGTTGTTGAGGGAGTTGTTTAAGGGTACAACTTTTCCTAAACCCGCTCTAATTATGGTTCTAGAGTAGTTACACGAGTTTCAAGATCTTCGATTGTATCTACGAGGATCTGAATTAGAGCCGCTAGCTCTTCAATGTTATGCCGATGAGAGGCATAGTTATCGATTACTTCTTGGGAGCGTGGATCTAGCTCCGCAAAGGTTGCTGGTTGTGCCATAGTAGTTTCCTTATTCTTCTATTTCTATTTGGTTGTCGGGTACGGGGTTAACTAGTGGGTCTACCTGAATTTCCTGTACAGCCTGCTCATCATTATAGTCAGCAGGAAGGAAGTCGTTGTACTTAGCAACGTTAACAAAAGTGTCACGGGAAATAATACCACTTTGGTACCACTCTGAGACCAACCGCATAGCTCCTTCGCCACCTACCATTGGTGAGAAGTCAGAGGAGAGATTAAAGCTAACGTCATTACCAGAAACGTCAAAGTCATACTTCCACCTTAGCATGAAAGCCATTACTTCCTCCATAGTTCCGGAGATCTTAGCGTTAAGTGTGCCTAGCTGTGCAGTCTGAGAAGCATTACGAATTTCTAAGGCAACCCCGGAAGCTGCTTGCTCTGGGGATAACATACGGATACCCATCTTAGCCATCTCATTGACAGTATTGCTGATAGCAGTTTCCATGTCAGTGAGGGCAGAGGTTGGGGTTTCAAGAACAGTAATGCTCTCGTCTTTACGGACTCGTAGCCAAGAACCTAGCCCTGCATTAACAAGATCATCAAACTCCTC